ATAGTACCTGGCCAGGCGGTACCTGGAAACTCAAAACGAAAGGATTTTTAAAATGAGAACAATCAAAGTAGAAACTAAAAAGGGCGGCGAAATTGAAGTCCAGGTCTACGCTTCTGTGGCAGAGTACATCAAGAGTTTTGGAGAAACTGAAACAATCAAGAACCTGAACCGTATGGTACGGGTTGACTTGGTGAACGCTGCAAATCGAGACCAAAGCACCATGTCACAGCTCAAGAATGCAACGAAGGCCGGTTTAATTTCTGAAGGTATGATCATGCATATAATTGCCACGGCGAAGGCGAAGGCCGCGGGAACGTATATGCTTCCAGACGCAGACGATGACGCAGGTGTGGCTTATGCCAAAGAAGAGGGCACCTACGTCGAGGACGACGATTCTGAAGAGTCTGAAGGGTAACTAGTAACCTAACCGGGGCGCGTAAAACCGCCCCACTTTTTAAAAATTGGAGACGCCCCAAAATGAGAGAAATTCTGAAGGAAAAAGAAAAGATTTATCAGGAAAAGCAAGAAATTGCCCAAAGAGAATTTGAACTAGAAAAAGGGGCAGTTAAACGTTTAATCGAAAACGGCGACTATCAGCTGTTCTCAGTCAATTGGAAACGAGTGGAAAGACAATATCGCTAAACTGAAACAGGGAGACACCAGAAAAGCGTTTCTCCCTTTTTCTTTGCCTGCCGGCAATGGTCTGATCATTAATCTATAAGCCTATTAATACATATGCATCATTATATTGTATGAACATTTCTATGTATGATCTTTCATATGTAGGATCCTTAATCTGTCTGCATCATAACCATCCTGCATACTTTCAAATATTGTGCAGTTTTAATGATCATACCAAATTCTGCAGGTGCCTCGAAAAATACGCCACCATTTTCAAGTTTGTAAGCCTCACAACGAAGTTGTGCTCAAGCTACAAGGTGCGAAATGTGGTGCGAAATGATATCAGACTACTGCATTGAGAGCACCTATTTCTGCGTTTGATACACGGGCCACAAGAGGAGGATGCTGCAAATACTCCGAGTTGTGTTTGTCCCCTTTTGGGCCGGCAGCCTCAAACAGACTCCGCTCACTCTGCTTTCCACGAGCCCCTAAATCACTATTGCCCTTACAATGCGTTCCTCCCGCGCTAGCGGCCCTCCCCTCCCCTGCTTTCCTCTTTTCTCCGAGCCCCTTTTCTTCTTAAGCCTACAGCGGCCCAGCTTACCTTTTTCTGTCTAATTTTTGCTTTTCCCACCGACGAGACTGAGGGTCTTGACCTTCAAAATGTATATTTTTGACTTGACAAACTGTTGCTTTTTTCGTACACTGAAGACGTTATAGTTTTAATTTGTTGTTGAGGGAATTGATCATGGCTTCTGAATTACATGATTTAATTAAAAAATTGAAGGGCGAACGTAGAGATGGCGCAGCTACTAAAAAAGTTGACTCCAAAGCACAAGAGGATAATCCGGGATCTTGCCGTAGGCCGAGATCGCAAGGCTATCGGGAAAGATTTAAATATCTCCACGGATAGGATTTCTCATCTTGAGAATCATGAGCCTCTTTTTAAAGGCGCATTGGTTGAGCTTCAGAAACAAATTGAAGATCGGGTTATAAATTCTGAAGTTCGTATAAGCACGATGGAGATGCTTGAAGAGATCGCACAAGATGCGGCCGTGTTGTGTCATAGTGTTATTAATGGTGATGAACCTAGTGCATCGATAGACCTCCGGATTAAAACTGCTTGGGATTGTCTGGATCGAACGGACAACAAAGCTACACCCGTTCAGAAAGATGGTCCGAACAATGGTGTCATCGTTAATGTTGCTGATATGATTGTTGCAGCTTATAAAGGCAAATACGATAAGGAGAAATTGCCAGTAAAGGAGCCAGATGTCCAGATTTCCGCTACCAGTAGCGCCGACATCATTGAGCTCTGATGTTATTAGTGCGTTTCAATATTATGAAGATCACCCTGTAGCTTTTGCTGAAGAAGTCCTCGGTGTAAGTCTAGATCCTTGGCAGGTTCAGGCTTTTGAGAATCTCGTTGAGCATCATTTCTTAGCTATTCGATCTGGTTCTGGTGTTGGTAAGACTTTCTTTCTCGGTGTTGCGATTGCTTGGTTCATCTCTACGAAGCCAAAATGTCGTATTCCAGCTACAGCACCCTCTCAGCATCAGCTTTATGATCTTTTGTGGAGTGAGCTTTTTAATCGTATCTCGGAATCTCCATTTTTACAGAGTATTCTAACGTGGACGCAAACGAGGTTGGTGGTTAAAGGTTATGAAGCTATTTGGTATGCTGTTGCTAGAACAGCTCAAGTATCTCCATCAGGTGAAGTTGCTGAAGGTTTGCAGGGATTTCACGCACAAGATAACTTACTTTTTGTGATCGATGAAACTTCAGGAGTTCCGGATGCAATTTTCCCTGCATATGAAGGTGCTCTTACAGGACCTAACGCGTATTCGATACTTACAGGGAATCCTACAAGAAACTTTGGTTATTTCTTTGACATTTTTAATAATCCGAAGATTGGTAAACTTTATGCCAAGATGCATGTTTCCTGTCTGGATTGCCCTCGTGTAGATACTCGTTATGTTGATATGATGCGGGAACGCTACGGCGAGAAGCATCCGATTTATTTAATAAAGGTTCTTGGTGAGTTTCCGCTCGGTGGTATTAATGTTTTAATCCCTTATGCTTTCATCGAGGAGGCTCTACAAAATAAAAAAGAGACGCAGCTTTCCCCCACGTTGGAGCATCAGATTGGTTTGGACGTTGGTAGGACGCACGCATCGAGTGTTTTGGTGGTACGTCAGGGATTCAACATTCTTGAGGTCGCGGAGAAACATAAACCTGGAAAGGTAACTGATACGGAAGAAGTATGTCAGTGGGCATCTGAGTTTATTGCTACTTATGATCCTTCTTATGTAAAAGTTGATGCAATTTATAATCCTGGTGTTTTTGACACGCTCAAGAGGATGTGGGGCAATCGAATTGTTGCCGTTATTGGTGGACAGAGATCAAATCAACCTGAGAGGTTTGTAAATTTACGTGCTGAAGGTTATTGGGACTTACGGGAGTTGATACCACGTCTCTACTGTGAGGAGTGGCCCGTTAGATTAGTTCGTGAGTTGGCTGATATACGTTTAAAAGACAACATGCGAAAGGACATCATTCAAATTGAGTCCAAACGGGACATGGCTAATCGTGCCATGAGTTCTCCTGACTTTGCAGACGCTCTTATGTATGCGTATTTAAGTCCTGAATCTTGTCTTGGTGAGATGATAGCACAACCTTTTAGTTTCGCTGAATTGGTAGACATTATAAATATGTCTCAGAATAAAGAAGGCTCTTATTGGGCACCTGATCGGCAAGAGGCTCTTACCGGAAGTCGATGGAGAAGTTTAAATGGTTGATACTCAAGAACCTGAAGAAAAATATAAAGTTAGTCCTTTTGTTGAGGTCGGTAAATCTGGTGTTAAGTGGAGTTATGGTCATATTTATGACGAATTTCTCACCGTACTGCAGGGCACTCGGGGGATCAAAACTTTTCGTGAAATGTCGGATAACGATTCTATCATAGGTTCCTGTTTGTTCGCGATAAAGCAGATTCTCCGAGAGGCCCGGTGGTCAATTAAACCGGGTGACGACACGGACGCAGCTTGTAAAAAGGATGCTGAATTTGTTGAGAATGATTTGAAACGGTTGGAGCATACTTGGGCTGATTTTATTGTTGACGCTCTTTCCATGTTGATTTATGGATGGAGTTATTTTGAACAAGTCTACTACATTGAAGATGGAAAGATACACTTAAAAAAGGTCGCACAAAGAAAACAATCGTCTTTTGAAAAATGGGCTTTGGAGGATAATGGCGATTTGCTTGGTCTTTGGCAGAGATCTTCTCCAAGTTATCAATCTTTTTATATCCCCGCCGAAAAGGCGATTCATTTTAGAACTGAATTAAATAGCAATAATCCTGAGGGACGTTCAATCCTTCGTAATGCTTATCGTGCCTGGTATTTTAAGAAAAATCTTGAAGAGATTGAGGGCATCGGAGTTGAACGTGATTTAGCCGGAATCCCTCTTATTACTCCACCTCAAAATTTTGACATGTCTTCGACAGATCCTCAGAATGTTCTGGCTTTGCAATGGGCTAAAAAGATGTTATCCTCGATTCGTCGAGACGAGCAAGACGGGATCTTGGTTCCTTTCGGATGGGAATTGAGTCTTTTAAGTTCCCCTGGTAATCGTCAATTTGATACAA